CGTCAGGTCATGCTTGTAACTATCCGGAATGATATTCCTGAAGTTAAACAGCATTACAGAGTTATCAGTTGGACGTTCAAAATAAAGCTTGAGCTTATTATTTTGCCGATATGCAGTACAAAATACGGCATCACAAAGATTGGTAACCAGCTCTTCAAAAGACAGGTTTGTATCATCAATAGTGGTACAGAACTCAGCCGCTAGTGGAGTACCAAAATAATCAACTACATCGTTATAAGTCCGATAGATGTTTTCAAGATCAATCTCATCGATCGAACGGCGGCCAATCTTGTCATCGAGTGCCATAGATACCAAAGCATCAGCAAAGCTAGACGTTGGATATAGCTCTGTCGTCATTGCCCCGTTTTTATAAGTCGGCAACATTCGCTGAAGATCAAAATTGATCTTGCGGGACTTAACAGATAAAGCTCCAGTGGTTGCATAAGTACGCGCACGAAAAACCGTTTCATGCTCATACACTGTGCTTTGCAAAGGATAAGCACCGTAAAGCGCCTGCCACTTTACTTCATCAACAACTGTTGTAACTGCCGGAGTCGGAGTTAAACGGCGTGCACGGACACTACAACGCCCCTGAAACGTGACCATATCAAGTGTTGCGCCAACGGTCTGACGTGACTTTGCCGAACCTTTCAAAATAATCTGCTTCAGCATCGGATTACCAATCGCTGCACCAGATTCATTTACCGGTGTTACTTCAACTTCAATCGTGACGTTAACAGCGGCCTGATTCCCACCTGAAGAAACGGTATAAAGTCCATTGGTGGCCACAAAATTACACAGCACCCGGCTACGTTCAACATTGTCCAGAATGAATGGACCAATCCATTTTTCACCTATTGAACTGATCTTTGGTGACAAAGCTGCAGTTTGTTGGTTATTTAACTCTTTAAGCTTTAACCAGTTAGCATTAACGGCCGCCGGATTTGATAACGTCATTCGATCATCAGCTACCGATAGAACACTGTAAGTGCCGTTTAAATCATAAGTCTGGCCGTTAAACGTGAATGAAGCATTGGTGATTTCTACGCGGTCATTACTTACAAACTTAGTGGTTAAATCCGTATTGTTTGCAGATGCCCGAAGGATCTCGTTTGGATATGCAAAATGAAGATAGTTGGTACCTTCTAAAGATTGTGTATCAGCAGGACGTAAAACTTGGCCATTAACAGAAGTTTGATGCTGAACCGTTAAGGGTGGAGTTGTAATTTCGGTACCAAGCGAGAAATATGGCTCACCCGAGACAATATCGACACCCGGTCGATAGACTTCTACCGATGCACCGGCAATATCGACAATATTGGTTTCACCGTCATAAGCTCCATTGATTTTATAGTGTCCACGACCAATACAGCCCACTACATGCTCAACTTCAACGTTGTTTTCATATACCTTGTAAGGTACTGCGATTAGGTCGGGAGTATTCCACCCAGCTCCATAGTTATCAGCAATACGACCATTCACCCGGATCTTGTTTTCACGGTTAGAAAGTTCATTGTTTGCTGAAGAAGACTGGTTAGTATTTTGAGTCGTTTGTGCTATTGATGGCGTCGGCATTAAAAATGCGATCGCAATACTAATCACAATCGAAACAATAGCCGCGACCCATTTAGGGTTCTCAACTACGATAAAAGTGCCCGGTAAGAAATCAAGCTGCTTTAAGTCATATGCATTCTTCGGTGTGACTTCATTCGCAAATGAAATTTCGGCATGATCCATATTGCTTGTAGTATGAAAGATACGCACATGTTCAGGCATATGTTCATATTTTGAAGTGAGCCATTGCCCAATGGTTTGAGCCTGTTCAATTGTCTTTTCTTCAGACAAAGCATCTTTTTTATAAATAACTTTAATCATAATAACTGACCCGATTAAACCCCATTCCCATCACGACCTCTTCAGGCAAATAAGTGACTCCGCTTTCCATGAGGTGAAGAATCTTTTGCCCACGAAAAAGCCCCACATGCGGGGGCTTATTTCTTTGTCTGGGATGGAAGGCGACTATGCAGCCTTCCTTGGGCATGGGCAGCGGATTTAAAAGTTTTAACCGTGAAGATAAAAAAGTAATTTTGCCCTTAGGCTGCATAAAGAGTTCAAGCGCTTCCGCCCGATCTATACCGTATAGGTCCATTGCAGCTTCATGAACAAAGTGAACACAATTGTAGTGTTCATCGTCATATTGCCTATCGAGCAAATGATCGTGACTTTTCATATAGCCCCCTTCAAGCCACTAAAGCGATCCAGTGCAAAGATATCTCCGGTTTTAGTGGTATTTAATCGCGGCGATTCAGCCTTGAATGTCACAGCCTTATGGTTCATGGCAACACTGGAGAGTTGCAGTCCAAGTAAATAAAATATTGGAGAGTTCAGATTGTCTGAACTGTAAATCCGGTAATTTACGGTTGGCTTTACATCTGGATATTGCCCTTCGATTACCCGTTCAAACTCATCAGGCATCACATCACCTAGACCAGAGATAGAAACGGTTAATGTCTGGTCCAGATCACCAAGCATTCCGGATCTTTGAATAGATGCTGGCAAAAATTCATAATAGACCTGACCGGATCCCTCCTTATGTTGAACATAAACACCTCGGTCATCATTACGGACTATTCGGTATGTATTCATAAAAGAAGGATGAGAAAGCTCAATACACTCCAGTTGATAGACATCAACTTTCCGATTGAAAAAGAATTTGGCATATTCGTTATCCATTAGACCTCCCAATCCTTAATCAAAGCTATATCGGCCGTAAGGTTAGGCTGGTTTTGAACAACTTCGAGCTGTGCATTTACCCGGTAAAGGTTGCCATTCACTTCATTGGTCTTGAACGAGTTCGGAATGAAGTTACACAGGTATTGCTGACGTGCTCCCTGATCAATCACCAGATCCGCATAAAATGAAGCTGGCTTATTCTGATAGATCCGCCAGAAGGCCATCATTTTATTGAAATCGGTTTTACTTAAATTCCAGTTCACATCAACAATGTGGCTATTACGTTTTACATCGATGTAATAGCGACCACGTCCGCCATCCATCTGCTGACGTTTCACATCATCACCTGGTGTTACGCCATAGCCGCTGGTCTGGGGATTTAGCTTTAACTTGTACATAACTTTCCTTCAGGCAATAAAAAACCGACCTTTAATTAGGTCGGTTCTTAATATTCAAATTGATTTATTTTAATAATAGCCATGCAACGCCTCCTAAAGCACTTATCAAAACTGAGATTGCAATAATAAGTAATGCATAACTTTGGATCTTACCTACATAATCAGCACCAGATTCGCTCATTTTTCCATCTACCTTTAAATGTGATTTTGATGTATGATTTGTCATATAGAGATTTCTCCTCTTAACTTTGATCGGTTGAGTTGAATTGAAAACCTCAGTGCGCCAACACTGGGGTTTTTGCTTTTTGGAACTTTATAAATTTCCAACCTGTTTATCCTCATGCGGTTTTTCCGCATACAGACATAAAAAAACCACCCGAAGGTGGTCATTTCATAATATTGGCTGTCAATGGGTTTTAGAAGTAGATGTAGGTTTAAGGTGTCAACAGCTCTTGCCCTTCTATAAGGGTAGCGTTAAATTATCCTCCTTATACCCACCTCTTTAAAAATTAGCTATTACCTTCCATTAACTTTCCACTCCACTCTATAAGTACAATGTTAAATTTATCTCTCCTTATACCTGTTACTTTAAAAGGTATCTGTTACGCTCCATTAACATTTCTCTCTTCTATAAGTGCAACTTTAATTTTTCCTCCTTATACCGTTATCTTTAAAATGTTTTAGTTACATTCCATTAACATCTCTTCCTTCTATAAGGGGGAATCTAAAACTATCGATTCCGTCTTGCTGTCGTATTCTCAGTCAAAGACCGACTAATAGTTGAGTTTGGATTACCAATTTGGTCACTTACAAGTTTCGGTACCTTTCTTGGAAGCTGCTTATCCAGTTCATCTGTAACAATGATCCGGACTGTTTGCTCGTCCAGTTGTTCGGCTTCAACTGTCGCCCCACTCACCTGATTAATCACTTCAATTTTGAAATTGATTGTCGGTGTAGAAGGTTCAATTGAAGGCATCATCTCAGCTTGAGGGCGTGAAATACGTCCTAAAGTAAAATCCTGAACATCATCCAGATTTGAACGATTCTGAACTAAACCATTAGATGAGAAGTAGACCTTGCCATCATGGAATAAGTCAGAATTTGCCGAAGACGCCAACTTAGGTGTGTCTCTATTAACTTTATAGATAATCTGAGTATCTTGAACCGATTGATTAAAGATGTCAGCTTGCTTTTGGCTTTCTATATAGGCATTAGAGCTCATCATTGCACGGCGCATGACACTATCAGCTGAGGCATTGTTATTGAGAAAAGCTTCAGGGTTTGCACTCTTACGCATTTTCTCAACTAAACCAACTCCCCCCCAGCGTTTAATATCTTCTTGGGACCAGACCACCTCTCCTTTATGGACAATACCAGCAGGCTGATATTTCCCACCTCGACCTGTATAACCACCTTCCGCAAAACCTTGATCTTTGATTGCCCGGATGTTTGCAATGATGCTTGCACCCTGTGCAACAGCTCCAGCAATTAATGGAATGTTAAGAGGAAAACCAGCTTTTGAAGCTGCTGCAATATTTTGCTGAATCGCAATACCCGCAGCTGCAATCGCATAAGCTTTATCTGCAGCGAACATGATTTTGTAAGCTTTAGATTGCTCTCCAAACATTGAACCAAACATAGATGTAAGAGAACCCATCATTTGGCCACCAAATGCAATTTGAGTGTTCAAGCGGTCTTGCTGATACTTATCTTCAATATCCTGAGCATTCTTTGCATATTCGGTGGCAATCTGATTACGTTGATCTTGAGCAGCTTGAATGATAGCTGTTTTTTGATTTTCGTAATCCTGCTGCTTAATTAGCCCTGCTTCGAATTGAGCGTTCAAACCATCTAAAGAGTTTTGCTCATTCAGGTCGGTAGCAGCAAATTGACTATCTGCTAAATCATTTGCAGCATTTAAACGGCTAAAACGTTCCTGATCCTGTCTGAAAAACTCGCCAGCACCATTCATATCGGCTTGGATACCACCCCAGTTTTGAACAGCGTTATTCACTTTATCGCGTGTCTCTTTATCCTGATTGGCTTTAGATAATGCGATTAGCTTTTGCCGCTCTTCTATAGAAAGCTTGGTATTCTTAAGAATTTCCT